TCATTAACAGACTTAGCGGTTGTGGATCCCGCCACATCCAGCCAGTATTCTTTTAATAAAGAATTAATATGTGTTTTTGTACCAAGTGCCATTATTTAGCCTTTTCTTTTTTTAGCGGATCGGGGCAGGGCAACCCACCCCGAACCATATCAGTTTTTAACTGACGTCGTGAAGGATATAAACACCGAAGGCGTTTTTTGTTTCCACTTCACCCCAGAATCCAGTCGCAACGTATTCGGTACTTCTAAAAGAAGCATTACGTTCCGTTTCGATTCTGAATAGACCTTCTGGCCCAACAGCCAATCCCATTGCTCCTTTTGAGAACATGAAAGAGGCAGAGTCGCCACCGGAACCAACATTGTCTTCAATCTCATTTGAGAAATAAATGTCAATGCCACCAATGGAAGTAACGAAGCCGCGAGATAACATCTCTTGACCTTGTTCACCCAGAAGTGAGCCGGGTTTAGAGTTTGATCCGGTTACGGATACATCCACAAGCAGACCTTGCAATCCTTTAGAACCCCAAATGCCCTTATCAGACATAACGAGATTATAAGGTGCAGGTGCATTGGCGGCTCGTAATTGTCTTAAACCACCGAAAATGTGGTCTAATGTCAGAGCCGTTCCGGCACTTGATTCTGTTTGTGAGAATCCAGTTCCAAGTGCTGTAAGATCAGCGTCGAGCTTAGCTCCGACGGCATTACCCAGGATTGCGCCTGTGTTGCCGGCGATGTCATCGGCATTACCCATGACAGCTAAATCCGTAACGTCCGCACGAATAACGTGCTCAGAAACGGTTGCAGACCGTGCAGTTGTGGTCACTGACGTAACGGTAGAATAATCACTACCATCCGTTGCAGCACCTACACTTGAGGAAGCAACAGCCGTATATTCAGGCCATTGAACCGTGATTGCCCCAGGGGGGCATTGTTTGGCGCTTACGAGAGGAAACATCACGTTAACTTCATTGAAGGCAATGATTGCATCACCTATGATTTTATCGAGACCACCTACCGCGACGCCGGTATCAGTTTCAGCCATTATTAATTTTCCTTATTAGGGGGAGTCCATCCGCTAAAGTATTTTTTAGATACAGGCCGACCACGCACCGCATTATTGGCACGTTCTTCCAATTCGTCGATCATGGTATCATAAGACACCGTTTCGCCTTTGATTTTGGCTTTAATATCTCCATCAGGTAAATTGCGTTCTGCCAATTCACCTTTCGGATCAAGATCGACACCGAAGGGTTTATACTTATGAGCCATAGCCCACAGTAATTCCCCGGGTTGTTTTGGTCTGGGTCTTGTATCCTTTCGGATCGCTTGATGCCCATTCGGCCATTGACTTATATCCGCCATAACTTCCGGGGGGCTGGTTATCTACCTTTACCCTGCCGGGAGCGGAATATTCATCTACCAAATCTTCCAATACATCTAATGGATGTCCCTTAAATTTGTCCTGTTTGGACTCAGGCAACCGTTCAAGCAGAGCTTGACGACGAGTTGCCTCATAAGACTCCAGGCGTTCTTCGAATGGAGAAAGTCGATCGATTGTACTTTGCAATTCAGCAATCAGTTCATCCTTCTTGCCGTCTGCGGACATTCTTTCCTGTCTCCGTTTTTCTTCTTTTGCTTCAATATCAGCCAATTTGGTTTCAAGACCTTTGATCTTTTCCTTTTTGGCCATGACTTCATGCAACAATTCCGATTGCCCGGATGGTTCGGTATTGGTCTGGCTTGGTGGAGCCACCACTTGCCCACTATCCTGGGTCGGTTCTTGCACGGTTACTTGTGCTTCAGACATTTGATTGTCTCCTGTTGTTGTTCATTAATTCTTTTGCTTTACAAGCGGCTTATCAAGGTTCTCATCTTTATAATCCGCAGGAACTAATTGGCATCTGCAATTAGGACCACATAAACTGAATCCAGAAGCAGGTAATCCCAATAATTCAAAGAACTCCATCGTTCCCGTTTCACCATGTTTTTCCTCACAATCTGGACATACTTTGCCATCACCTACGGATACCCATTGGAATCTATCTACTCCGGCTTCTTTAAATTGGTCGTTTGCACTTCCGTTTGATGAAAATTCAATTGCATTTTTCACATTATTTTTAATTTTATTTCTAAAAGTACCGAAAAGTATTCCACCTTCTTTTAAATCGCTCAGAAGCGTTTGCTTAATTGCATCTTCCGACATACCCGCAAGCCGCATATTGACGATTGCTTCTTCAATCGTTAATGCGGTTATCGCTGCGGATGTAGTGATTTGATTGGCAACTGTAATTTGAAGGTCAGGCACGTTTAATTCGATCCTCTATTCTTAATTCAACCATTCTCATAATATCTCTGATAGCATCCTTACTGATACCAAACCATTCACGTTTCGGTAGTCCGGGATGATCCACGCTGGAGGCACTAACCCATCCATCTTTCGTAATAAAACTTAATTTTTTTGCCCTTTTTGGTGTGATGGTGTATGGTTTTGTTCCTTCATTGTGATAAACACCAATTGATTCCCTGTCTTTTGCTACTGAAACAATCGTTTCTTGATCTGTTTTCTTTGCTTTTTTTGAAAGATAAGGACCACGTCCGCCAACACCTTTGACCGAACCTCGTCCAATCATCCGGCCTGTATCATATAAAGCACGTGAAGGATCACTCCCATCTTTTGCCGCAATCGTATTTGGACGTAATGGTTTAATCGTATCTCCATTAATATCAAGACCACCCCGGTTCTTCTTCACGATATCTTTGATAACCATTCCACCGGACAGATTTAATTCCTTTGTAAAATCCAATGAAATCTTATTTAGATCAAAATTCTTTGTAATTGTGATTGCTCGTTCAGCCACTTTTCTTTAGCACCTCTTTCGCAAACTTCTTCCCTTGCTTTGCACCCTTCTCTATTTCGTCAACGTGTTCATTCAAGAACGATAGACCGAGACTTAATAAATATTCCTCCGGGTTCTTCAATAGGTCATCCATATCAATCGACGGCAATATGCTATCAGCATTCTGTATAACTTCTTCTTGCAGTTCATCGATTTTAGCGATGTGATTAAGTACCAACTGTGCCAAGTCTCTTTAACCCTTCAAATAATGGTTGCTCTGGTTGCTGCGCTTCTGCTTCGGCCTTCTTGTTCTCGTCCACTCTATCCATAAGTGTCTTTAAATCTTCATCGCTGATGTCCGGGTTGAAATGCCGGATCAAGTCCGTGCGATCCATTAACCCTTTGGCCATCATCCATTCTAAATGTTCTCGTTCTTCTTTCGGGCTTTGGGGAAACTCTACTTCGGCGAAATCAATTTGATAATTCTCTCCCATATCTTTGCCGGTATGCACCCGGATAATTTCCCGATCCACCTGGTATCTTTCATGCTCCCAATCTCGCCATTTAGGTATATCGCTAATGCGTGATTCAAGGTTTTCCATTTCCATAATCCGCAAGGCCGCACCGCTTGGTGCATCACCTGATTCATCCCACTTGATCCGTAAATGGTTATTGATAGCGGTCTGGTTGGCGAATCCTTTAACGACTTCCATCATTTGTCCCAGATTAGCAGGACTCGATACAAAAGAAAACGAACTGTCAGGCGGCATTAACAGCACCCGATCTATTCCAAGTTTCATGTGCGTCGCCTCCTCAATGCCCGTTGCCACAGGCTGACCAAACGCAAACCGAGTTGCCAAAGCAATCTCTGTATTGGCAATGCCGATTTGAACGGCAGCACGAATCACATCATTGGCAGAGGTGGAATAATCCATAAACGTAACCGGGAGAATACCATAAGGGTTTAATCCATCCTCTGACACTTGCGTTACACGCCCGGCCTGGTCATATTTAAAATGCTTGCCGGGGACACCTTCCCTATCCTCTGACCAAAATACAAATATGCGGTTGTTCTTATGATCCCTGCCTACTTCATAGGATACCCCAAACGGTTCGCTGTCCCCCTCAATAAAGTATCGTTTAAAGAAAGGGATGAGGTCGTATTCTAAACGGTCATTCCAAAACTTAGAACGAAAGGCCATTGAACCGGTAAGCCAGGACAATTCATTGTATTCCCGAGCCTTTGAATCCAAGTGATGAGCCATGTCCCTATAATCTTCTTTAACATCACCATTTATCATGCGCTTGGGTGCATTCTTATAGATCATATTCCTGGCCCTTGCGAACCGAGGTACAATCTTTTGAGGGAATACCGGTACTTGTTCTAAGGTCGAGGGGGAGAACCATTGCTCGATATGCTTATCCACGTTCCGATGGTAATAAAAATCCAATGCTGTGCCTCTTTCAGCATCTTCTTTGGCCTTTAATCCGCTTTGCGCTTTCCGAATGGAGTCAAGAACAACCTGCTCGGAGAAACTTGGTAGGACCACATCATTGACACTGTTCATGCTGAGTACATCCAATCTTTGTATAATTCAGTCGGCAGTTTTGTACTGCCTAAAATCTTTTTCACATTCTTATTGATGCGTTTTTGTATCACCCACCCATACATCCATAGTCCAATAAAAATCACATTGAACATGAGACTGATGCCGAGGATGAAGCCTACCATATTTGAGATACCGCCACTCGTTTAATCACCGGCCATTTGTATTCAATAGGATAGGAACAGGCATCCAGGGCATGGGTCAGTTCAATTTGAGTTTTATCAATGCCGCCCTTCTTGTCTCGCTGCACTTGTTCTAAATCCTTAATGAGATATTTACATTTCGGATCAACGGTCATGGATACCTTCCCCTTTGCATCCATGAGTTTTCGATTCAAGGCGTTCAACCTATCCCTATGGGACGGGTGCGCCCTCCTCGCCCTTACAGTAAAATTATAATCCCGCAAGATAGCATGATCGCTACGGTGGGAAGTTGTACTTCTCGCTGACCCCGCCGGGTCGGGCATAACCAAATTCACATCAGGATATTTGGCCTTCATCGCTTTGGCCATCGTTTCTGTATTGGAATTGCTCTGACGTATTTCATCAAAATAATGGATAGTCCCATCGGTATATTCACAAGCCAATACAGCGGTCATATAATCCACGTTTTCGTCCATCCCCCACCATCTATTCACAGATAATTGTTCTGCTTTCTTGACATGAATATCACGATCAAAGTTATAAGCAGCACGATTCCCGGTAGTCTCGAATGAACCTTCCATCTCCTGGCGATATAAACGGCCGTCCATATTAGATTTAATCCGTTCAATTTCATCGTCATCTACGAATCCACCTTCAATGGTCTTGAATTGCCAGGACTTCCAATCAATATCGGATTGCCCTTTTTGGTACAGATCATACATAGCATTATAGCCGGATGGCGTACCGATAAACATGGCATCCCCCTTAGACGTAGCTAACATGGGTAAGATAATCTCCTCCCATACGTGAGACTTGAAGTAGGCATACTCATCAAGGATAACCTTCGTAATACCCGCACCCCTGAGAGAATCCTCATTGTCCGCCCCCTTGATGCTGACCGACGCTCCATTGGTCAAAGTAACCGACAATTCTGATTCGTTTATCTTGGCTTCGGAGTGATGACGAAAAAGCCGTTTCAATACCGGCCAAGCTATCATTTTCCCCTGGCGGTAGGTCGGCGCTATGTACCACCTCGTTTCGTTTTCGGTAACTTCCGGCGAAAGCAGCCACATTATAGCCAGATGAGTTTTCCCCCACCTTCGCCCCGCCACGATTACCTTGAACCGGTGCGGATCCTTGAGGATTTCTTTCCGTGTTTTGTTTATCTGCCACTTCAATCTTCAAAATCAAAAACCTTTATAGGCTCGGTCTTTACCGTTGTTTCCCTAAATTCTTTTGCCTTCCCTTCAGTTCTATCCGCAATAAATTGGACCGCCCAGGGTCTGCCCTCTACTGCGAATTGAAAAACTTTATACAAAATCACATCGAGTTTGCTCTTGCCATCTACCGTGCCATCTTCTTCGCCGATCTTGCGAAGTATATCGGGAATGGATTGAATGCCTTTAGGTCTGCCATTAGGATTGCCAGATACGCCCGGCTTGAATCCTTTGCCTGTGATTCCACCAAGCATTTTTCCGTTGCTTTTCGTTGATCTATTAACGTTAGGCACTCGCTACTTCAATTCTTTCTGCTTTGTTTCCAGTATATTCTTCCCAACGCTTAACAATTACATCGCAGTAATGTGGATCTATTTCCATTCCGTAGCATTTGCGGCTGGTCTTTTCACAGGCTATTAGTGTTGAGCCTGAGCCGAGAAATGGCTCGATAACTTTTTCCTGACTGCTTGACTTAATAATTCTCTCAATCATTTCAACTGGTTTAGGCGTTGCGTGCCCGTGTCGTTCCTCACCTTGCACTCTTTCAAACTGCCAAACGTCTGTCATGTTATCGTGAGTGTTATTGAAATAGGCCCGTGTTGAGTAAAATTCTTGCTTGAGTTCGTCATACTCCTGCTTGAGTTCGTCATATTCTTTTTTGAAACCGTCGCATTCTTTTTTAAAGGCGTCATCTTTTGCCGCACGTTGAAAAGATTCATACACTTCACGAGTTGGAAAACTCCACTGGCTTTTGCTCGTCCAATGGTCACGGCTTTTATCACTATGTCCCGCAATGGTTTTCATTGTAGGAATATCCCAACCCATTTTTAGACGTTCTTGTAAAAGATAATTTCTAATAGTCTCCCATCCATCCCAATAATTGTCAGCGTTGTTGTTGAATCCCTGCTCACCAAGCATGAAAAACAAGCAACGCTCACCCATAGGTGCAAACTTCCTTAATCCAGACATGCCGTCTTTACCCCACGACACGTTCCCTTGATCCCAAATAATTTCATTTCTAAACGTCAATCGTTCAGAATCTTTTAATCCTCCCGCATACCATAACCGCCACAAATCTTCAGCATTTCCCCAGATGTAAGCACTCCCATTATCTTCTAAATATGGTCTAAATGATTCCCACCAATCCATTTGAAAAGCATCTAATTTTTCACGATAAAGGTTGTCGTTGATAATTCCGTCTTTTTCCTTTCCCATTCCATAGGGCGGATCAGCGTGTAGTAATTCAGCCCTCTGTCCTTCCATCAATCGCTCAACATCTTCTTTCTTTGTTGCATCCCCGCATAAAACTCTATGTTCACCCAATAGCCATAAATCACCTGACTTGGTAATTGCTTCTTCTACTTCGGGAATTTCGTCATCATCAATCAATCCTTCTGTCGGTTCATCCGTCCAGAATTGCAGATCGTCGTTCGTAAATCCCCACTCCGTCAATTCGCCAACGTCAAAGTAATTAGCAAGAGCATCCCAATCCCATTCGCCGGTGTTGCGATTCAGGCGGATGTTCAACTCCCGCTCCATATCGGGATCAAGGTCAACCTCTACACAGGGGATTTTCTTAAATCCTAAATCCTGTGCAATTCTTATTCGCTGGTGTCCGCCCACAACGATATTCTTGCGGTCTTTGTGTTTGTTTACAATTATCGGATCGACTAATCCAAAGCGTTCAATGGAATCCCTCAGTCCCTTGTACTGGTCTTTTGTAAGCTGTCTTGGATTGTATTCGGCGAATATCAGCGCGCCGATTGGATAATCTTTTGTTTTAAGACTTTGGTCCATATTTACCATAATCGGTATCGTGGAAGCCCGTGCCTTTGAGTATGAATGATATTGTTGATATAATTTTATCTGTGCGGAAGGAGTCGCACTTCGGACATTGTTCGTCTGATTCATCGTCCATAGGTCGGAGCGTTTCCCATACCCACAAACAATGATTGCATTTGAAGTCGTATCGTATCATCTATCGCGATAGAGGTACGCCCGCCATTCCTGTCTGCCGGCCAAGTGAGTCTTATAAAGACGGTCCGGGTAGGGCGGCGGGACACCCCTCTACTATATTAGGGCAATTTAAATGGTCTGGAAGTATTTACAGGCGCGATGAAACGCTTGTGATGCGGCTTGTGGGGATATGCCCTTAAGATCGGCAATACCGGTAAACGAAAAACCTTGAATGGTGTGCATATAGACAATATCCTTCTGTAATACAGTAAGTTGCGGCCATGCGTTTTCTGTGGCTTCACAAAATTTCATTTCATCGGAATCGTATTGGTCCCTGTGGTATAAATATTCGACCGCAAGTTTCGTTACATTTAACCGTTTGACCGCTTTTTGCGCCAGTTCTGCCGCTTCTAAA